AAGAAGCCCAGCGAAGCCGAACTTCGCATCATCAAAGAAATGTTTGAAGCCAGTGTTGACGGTGAAGCATATGATCCAGAGCGTTGGGGTGCTTACTACAAGCCATCCGGCTTCAAGGGTAATGACGATGCGGCTCACTCTGCGTCAGCACAATCTGCACCAGTTCCTGTGGCAAAACTTGCTCCAGCAATCACAGATGACGACATCCCAGCATTTGATGCAGATGAAACATCTGCTCCTGTTGCAACAGCCAAACCCAGCAGCCAACGAGCTGAAGACATTTTGGCAATGATTCGTAATCGCCAAAAGTAATCATTATGACTATCCTCGTTAACTACTATCCGTGTAGTTACGGGGATAGTCTAGTGGCTATGCTTAACAATGATGATATTGTCAGAGAAAATAATATAGTAAACATCGATTCTTTTTTAAAAAAATTAGATTTTTATAAATTAGACTCTGATAATCAAAAATCTTTGTTAAGCAGTTTAGATAAGAATTCTGCATATAGTTGCCATAGACAAAACGGATTAGATTTTATCAAATTGGCAGAAGTTAATGTAATTTCTATTGTTTTAGATCGAATAGATTTCTTATTTAAACGATTCCCTGCTATACATCTGACACAAAATAAAAATAAATTTGGTGATGTTAATTTTGAAAAATTTATCAATAAAGTTCCAATGGAAAGATTAATAACAGCCGACTACACTAAATGGGCTAAACTAAACATATTAAGTACTGATATAAAATTATCATTTAGTGAACTTATTGATCCAACCCAGTGTTCTATTTTTTGTCAAGAGAATAATCTGGATTTTAATATAGAACGAATTAATGATATTAAAAATAATTTAAACCAATATGTATAACAATACATTTTATTGCAGCAATATCAAACACAATCTGAGTTGGAGGGTGGATGGTAGCGTACAACCATGCAATCAAATAACTAATTTTCCTAAATTCTACTCAGTGGAGCATCTGCGTTCAAGCCCGGAATATGATAAATTATCAAATGGCTCCACTGAGTATTGCATACGCTGCTTGGATAAAGAATCTATAAATCTAAACAGTAAGAGATTGATTGATAATCAAACACATTCAGTCTATGCCAAGTTACATACTGATTATTTAAAAGTAGATGGAGCTATTGGCAGTGTATGTAATGCTGGATGCAGGATTTGCGGAAGTCATTCTAGTTCATTTTGGCAAAGCGAAGATCGAAAATTTAATAGAACAGTGGCCATTTCCGACACTCGTTCTACTATTTGGTCAGAGATAGAAAAATACAAAGATAGCATTTTACAACTAGATTTGGGTGGTGGCGAACCGTGGTTAAATGAACTCGATAAACAAGAAGCTTTATTGGAATATTGGATACAAACCGATCGAGCCAAATTAATTAAATTACGATATAATACCAATGCTAGTTTATATCCTTCTCGTCTATTAGACAAATTCCAACATTTTAGAGAAATTAGAATTACATTAAGTTTAGATGATACGGGAGATAGATTTCAATATAATCGATATCCGTTACAATGGAATAATGTAATGGACAATATCAGAAAGTTACAAAAGCTACCTGGTGTTAAGATAGACATCAATTTCACGATCAGCGTATTTACATTTTTATATGCAGATGCATTTATAGACTGTGTAAGAAACATTGGCGGCGTTAATTTTAATATACTGTCAGACCCTTCAATTTACAGTATTAAATCTATGCCCTTACGGGTAAAAGAGCACATAAATCCCAACAACAAATTTTTTAATTTAGTGGCAACATCTCCCGTGGATAATTGGTATACTAATTTTAGTCAATTAACTGAAAAATTAGACAAGCAACGAAATCAAACATTTGAAAAAATTTTTCCAGAATTAAATAGTATAATAAATTTATGAAAATTGCAATAACTGGTCATACTGCAGGAATAGGTCAAGCGTTGGCTTCGATTTATCAATCACAAGCACACGAAATAGTCGGATTAAGTAGGCGAACAGGATATAATATCCGGAGCGTGCCTAAGATTGCTGATATGATAGAACCTTGTGATATGTTTATTAACAATGCTCAAGCCGGATATGCACAAACTGAATTATTATTTGAAATGGTTGATCGTTGGCAAGGAACAAAAAAACATATCATCGTAATTAGCACCATAATGACTCAAACTCCACTATCATCACTTCCTGGGCTGGCCATGGACCAATATAGAATACAAAAAATAGCACTTGAAGAATCAGTAAAACAGATACGAAATCACAAACTTGGTGTCGGTTTTACTATAGTGCGGCCCGGGAACATAGCCACTGATCCCACTAAAACTGTACCACCAGCAGCCGATGTTAATAATTGGGCAAGAACATTGATAAACTTGCTTGATATGGCTAAAAATAATAATCTGAAAATTTCAGACATATCATTGGGCCCCATTTAAAAATGACACCAAAAGATGTATTAACTAATAAAACATTTTGTCCAATGCCGTGGACAGGGTTAATGTACAACTTTGATGGCAAAGTTAAAAATTGTATTCGTAGTGACGAAAAAACCGGACTATTAGGAAATATTAAAGAAACACCAATTGAAAAAATACTGCTGGGTCCTGCGAACGTGACTAAACAAAAAAATATAACAGCTCATGCACCAGCCGCAGGTTGCCATACTTGTTATGATTTAGAACACGGGAAAACAGGGCTAGACATTATTAGTGATAGAATCTTTTATATAAAAGAATTGAAAAAAGTTCCAATTGACACTTATAAAATTAATAATTTTGATTTACAAACAATTGATGTTCGTTGGACCAATTTGTGTAATTTTGCCTGTGTATATTGTAGTGAACAATTTAGTAGTAAATGGGCCAATGAACTTAAAATCAAAATAGAAACTCCGGCCGACAAACAATTGTCGGAATTCCGAGAATATATCTATCGTCATGCTAAACAACTCAAACATGTTTATCTTGCTGGCGGCGAACCTCTGTTAATGAAAGAAAATTTAGAATTACTTCAAGAATTGAACCCAGATGTTAATCTAAGGATTAACACTAATCTCAGTAAAGTTGATACTGGGGTGTTTGATGCTATTTGTAAATTTAAAAATGTTCACTGGACAGTAAGCGTGGAAACCATAGAAGAAGAATTCGAATACATACGGTTCGGTGGCCGATGGGCTGATTTTTTAGAAAATCTAACTACGATTAGTAAACTGGATCATAAGATAAGTTTTAATATGTTATGGTTCTTGCTAAATTATGACAGTGTATTCGGGTGTGTCACTTATCTTAAAGATCTAGGATTCCACAATAACAATTTTATTATCGGAGCATTACTAACTCCCGATTATCTAAACATTAGACATTTGCCAGAAAATGTGTTAAACTCGTTGAAGTTGAAATTACAATTAGAAATCAATGAAAATCCAGGACATCTGCTCGAAGATAGCTATCGTAATATGTTACACTATATAATGCAACCAATTGAAAAAAATCTAACAAACTCGTTTGAACAACTAGAAGTGATGGATCAACGTCGTGGAATAGACAGTAGCATAATTTTTAAAGACTTATACAAACTTAAAGAAGGAAAATAATCATGGCAAAACCATTTGACGTAAGTAAATTTCGTAAAACAATTACGAAAAGTATTGAAGGCCTAAGCGTGGGCTTCAATGACCCAACTGACTGGGTGTCAACAAACAATTTCGCACTGAACTATCTTATCAGCGGAGATTTCAACAAAGGTATTCCGCTGGGCAAGGTAACAGTATTTGCAGGCGAATCCGGTGCCGGTAAGAGTTTTATCTGTTCTGGCAACATCGTCAAGAATGCACAGGATCAAGGTATCTTTCCTATTTTGATTGATACTGAAAATGCACTAGATGAAAAGTGGTTGCATGCCCTGGGTGTCAATACCGGAGAAGATAAGTTGCTGAAACTTAATATGGCCATGATCGATGATGTGGCTAAAATGATCAGTGAGTTTGTCAAGGAATACAAAACATTGCCTGTAGAAGGCCGACCCAAAGTCTTGTTTGTGCTAGACAGTTTGGGCATGTTGCTGACCCCTACTGATGTTAATCAATTCAACGCAGGCGATATGAAAGGTGACATGGGCCGTAAGCCCAAGGCACTGACTGCACTTGTTCGTAATTGTGTAAACATGTTTGGCGACTTAAACTTGGGTTTAGTTGCAACCAATCATACCTACGCCAGTCAGGACATGTTTGATCCGGATGACAAGATCTCTGGTGGACAAGGCTTTATCTATGCCAGCAGTATCGTTGTGGCCATGCGCAAGCTCAAGCTCAAAGAAGACGATGACGGTAATAAGATTTCTGAAGTCAAAGGTATCCGTGCTGCTTGCAAGATTATGAAAACACGCTATGCCAAACCGTTTGAAAGTGTACAAGTAAAGATCCCTTATGAAACAGGCATGAATCCCTATAGCGGACTAACTGATTTGATTGAAGGTAAAGAACTGTTGAAAAAAGAAGGCAACAGT